TTGGTTATAGGCGTCCCCGCCACAAGTGCGCGACGCAGCGTCGGCATCACCATCTTGTAGTGTTGCAGCACCGCGGTAAGACTCGCAAACTCAGTGTTGGTGGTTACTTCGAGGACACGCTTACTCATCTTGGCTTTGGACTCGTCGGAGTGGCGTTTGCCGAGCCAGTTTTGGTTGCCTTTGTTGGACTCGGAGAGGTTGCGGCGGTGCTCGTCTGACCTAGGTGGCTTAGCTACCCCACGCTGTGTGTTGCCAATCTTGGCCCGCACTTCCTCGGAAAGTGTCTTGCCGTAACGGTAGTGGTCTTCGCCAGCTCCTTTCCCTGTGCGGTTTAGACTTAATTTAGCTTTGCTCGCGTCGGACATAGGTATACCTAACCTAGGGGCCTCAGCACTAGTGTTAATGTTGTAGCATTCACGCAGTCCTACGTGCACCGAAAGATGTCGATCTTCCCACGCTAACTGCGACTCTCCGTCCGGCACTTCTTCGATTATCTCGAACACGAACATATCGGCCCCGTACTTGTTCCACGCAGCTTGGAGGCGCGGGTTCTTGTGGATGCCCTTACGTAAATCGTACTTATGCTGCCACTCACGGCGGGCGAAGGACTCCGCGCTCCCAATGTAGTACTTGCCGTTGGCCATGTTGGTGATGCGGTAGATAACTGCCATAAATACCTCCTGTTTCGACACAGGTAATACTAAGCTAGTTAAAGTCGCTTAGCAAGCCTTATATCACAAGTAGGAATAAAAAGGGCCCCGAAGGGCCCTAAGCATCACGTAAGTGATTGATTTAGCTTTAGTTAGCGCCGGGGGAGCCCCAGATGCCGAGCGGATCGCTGACCCCGAAACTGTACCGCTCCCTTGCCTTGTAACGAGCGTTGCCGGTGTCGAAGTCGGCATCCATACCCGTCTGCATCGGGGTACGAACGAAGTGCTTCAGACCGTTGGGCACGTCAGTCGTCAGGAACCAAGCGTTGTTATCAGTCAGATAGTGGTTGACTGTATAACCTTCGGGGATGGAACCATTAGACTTCAGTGCGTTCAAGTCGTTGTCGGCGGTGCCAACACGCAGCTCAGTTTCAAGCAGACGGGTAGCAACGAACATCAGCGACGGGGGCACGATCATTTTGCGGGGCTTGGCTGCGATCAGCAGGCCACGTTCATCCGTCCAGCCAGCAATCTGAATAACGGCGGCTTCCAAGGAAGTCTCGTTAAGGTCAGCGCCAGTGGTCGGGCGGTTGCTGTTGGTACCACCGGACACCAGCGGGTGCGCAGTGGAGAACAGAACCTGACCGTCACCGTAGGTCGGGTTACCCGAACCGGTGAAGCCTTGGTTCAGGATAGCTGCAGCCTTGACCTGCTTGGTATAAGCCATACCGCGGGCCAGTGCCTTGGTGTAGCGAGCCGACAGACTGTCGTACAGGTTGTCTTCCATGGCCTCTTCGGTCAGGGAGAAGCCCATAGCAATGGTCTGGTGCGTATAGCGCGCCGTCCAAGCTTCCTGAGCGTTGTCGTAAACCATGGCAGAACCCTCGTTTTTCACGGGGGCGGCGCCAAAGCCGGACAACTTGGTTTCTTCTTCAAAAGAACGCTCGGAGGTTTCGGTCTCGAAAATCTCTTTGTGTTCTTCGCGGTATGTAGCGTACTCAAGGCCGAACAGGGCGTTGAGGCCCGGGAGCAGTTCCTTGAGGAGTTGAGCGCGTGAAATAGCCATGTCTCAGTTCTCCTTAAATACCGGTGTTCACAGTCATGCTGTGGAAACCGGGGTTGATTTTCACCAGTACATCGGGGTAAGCGTCGCTGATGGGCGAAGCAAAGCCGAGGATACGGAAGGCGGCGGGGACAGTAACTACGGTTGCATCCAGCGCGCTGGTGGAGTTGCCGGTCGAAGTGCTACCCGTAGAAGTGCTCTGGGCGGCAGCAAAGAACGTGTTGTTACCCACAGCAGCCTGAGTTGCAGTGTTATCCAGCTGGGCTTGGAAAAGCACCATCGGGTCGTCTACAACAAGCGCCTGTACTACGCCAGTGGTGCCCGAGGGGTAGTACTGACTGAAGATCAGCTGACCCTGAGCGTTCACGTAGTTGCAACCAACGAACACACCAATAGCACCGGTTACACTGGTAGAACCAGTCGGCCAGTCATTGGTAGTGGCGTCAGCGCCGGTACCGGTAACGATGTTGATATAACCATTGGCGTTCACGTACACAACGCTTCCGTAGAAGATGTTGGTAGAGTAGCCAGCCGGGTCGATCAAGTACGTGGAAGTGGCGCCCGCATAGGGCATGCCATCCACGCGCTTAACGGGTCGAAGCCCGTAGGGGGATTGGGTAGTAGCCATTTTTAGCTCCTAAAAAGTTAACGTTTTCCGAAAGTTACCTTAGTAGACTGCTCGTTGAAGAGCGGCATACGAGGGTCATTCTCGCGCATGAAGTTGTTGTTGACCGAGGTCATCTGGCTCTTCGCCATACTGCGGTAATACTCGTTCCGCTCCTCAACCATCTCAACTGGGGCTTTGCAAAGCATCAGTCCACCCATAACGATATTATCTTTGAAGCGCTCGCTTTCGACGCCTGTCAGTATAATCTCGGGGTGATCTACGGCTTTTACGGGTTCCCAACCCTCACGCAGTTTCGAGGACACGTTAGTAGGATCAGCTGTCCCACGAGTGCTGATGCGCACCCAGTGATACACATACCCCGGTTCCGGAGTAGGTGATGGAAGGAGCTCAGGACGCACCCACGATTTCGTACGAGTGGTTGTTTCCCGGGTTTCCAGTTCACGGCTCAGTCTGTTCGCAGTCATTTCGTATTCCTCAGTTCAGCAACCTGTTTGGCGTAAAGTTCGAGCGGTACACCCAGCCGTTTGGCTATGGCGACCTGTGTTTGCGTTAAAGTGACCTTTCTAGGGGCCGTGCTCCGCGTAGCGGGTGCAACCACATTAGGTGCCTTGGCCTTAGCCTTGGGCGGTTCCTGCTCTTCCTCGGCGTCGTCAAACGACTCCGGGAACAACTTGCGCATACGAGAGTTGATCTTCTCGTAGTATTCGTCTGATCGAGGGTCTACACCCTCTTTCACTAACTTGCTGTGGTATCCCAGTGCGTATGCGGTCATCTCGTCATCAGCACCAAACCACGAATTTTCCTGCCTCCAGTTCTCTGCACGTTCGTCAACTGTGGGAGCTTGCGTGGGTCGAACAGGGGCCGTTGGAGCTTGTTGTACAGGAAACTCTTTGTCTTGTAAAGGCTTAGGTTTCAACCCCGCAACTTTATCGCCTCTGATCTTGGCTGCGGTCAAGGCTTCCTGCGCCGCCAACAGTTGGTCAGCGTCGCCAGCTTCATAAGCTTCTTTGTAGCGTTTCTTGGCAGCATCAAGCTCTAACGTCACCTGCTGCTTGGCTTGCTCGATGAGCGTGTTGTGGCTACGATCGGTGGTATGCTTGAGCTGCTGATTCTCTTCCACCAGCTTGCGGGCATATGCCTCCATCTCCTGACGCTCCCGCAGAGCCTGCTCTTTGGCCCTACGCTCGTCATGGTAGCCCTTGCTGAAGTGCTGGATGCGCTTCTTGACCTTGTCGGAATACTCCGCAAGTTCGTCGTCAGATACTTCTGCCGGGGGGTCAGATGGCTTGCGACCTTTGTCCTTGGGTGGCGTGTCGTCCACTACCTCAATTTCAACGTCGTCTGCCTTGATGGTAGCTTTTTCTGCTTTTTTGGTTACTTCATTGCGGCCTTTTGGCGGCTCAAGCTCAATCTTGAGCTCCTCCATCTGCTCCTGCCTGTTCGAGTCGTCCGCCTCGTGGGGGAACTCGAATGTCACCTCTTGTCTAGCCATACGCTGTTACTCCTTAGATAGCACGTGCAATAGCACGGGGGTTGGGGACGATAGCCTGCACGGAGTCGTCGTTGAGCAGTCGGTACTCAGTAGCGCCAATGCGGAACCTTGTGCCACTGTTTGGACGGAACATCACGTAGTCCCCAGTTTTGCACCAAGGGCCCGTCGGGAACCGGGTCTGGTCCGCGTAGGCTTGGTCACCCATGTCCAACACAAGACCGATCGACGACAGAATCTGTTCTTCTCGCATAGTCTTTGTAGCTTTTAAGATACCACCGTCAAACTCCTCTTCGACTTCAGGGAGCGCGATCAGTAGGTGGTACCCAGTGGGGGTGGGGATAGCTGCTTCCAACTCAGCCAAAACTCTCTCCTGTTCTGCATACAGCGCGGCGCGCTTCTGCTCCAGCTCAACCATAGCCGGTGTTTTTTCCAATACTTCAGTCATCGTCGTTCTCTCGATAGTGTCGCGCAAGGTCTGCTACTTCTCGCCGTGCGGTCGCTAGACCCCGGATCACTCCGCACGTATGCCTGTACTCGTCGAAGCTTTTTGCAGCTCCTTCGGTCAGGGATTCTTCTGAGGCTCGCTGCGCTGCAGCCAGCTTTTCTTCAAGCACGTCAAAGACGGTTTTAGCCATGTCTTACCTCTGCGGCGGAGTCTCGCGCTCCCGCGTTTGTTTATCTGCTGCACTGAGCAGCTCTTTGGCGACATCAAGCTGCATTCTCTGCGCGGCCTGTTGCTGCTGTGACTGAATGCGCGCTGCCTCGCTGGAAGTCTGTGCGGCGATGCGCTGACGCTCGACGTCCACTTTCTCCTGCGCCAAGGCGTTGTCGGCTGCGTCTTTCGCTGCTTTGCGTTGGAGCTCTGCGCCCTTGAGCTGAAGCTCCTGCATCTGCATCTGAATGCCCGGGTCCTGCATCTGCTGCTGAGCCGCCTGCTGTGCTGCAGCTGCTTGTTTCTGTTGCGTAAGCTGCATGCCTGCCTGCGACATGACCTGCGACAGCAGTACTTCGGCTTCCTCCGGCATCTCTTTGCCCGGCTCGGCCAGCGTGACACCCAGCTTCTCTTCGATCTGCTTGCGGTAAGCAAACGCCATATGCTCGGCGATGTGAGCACTCAAGGCCCCCATGATCTGCTGCGCCGCCGGATTCTGCCCGATGAACGCCGCAATCTGCGGGTCCTGCATGAACGCTTGGTGAGTCGCAATATGAGCGTCGTGGTCTTGGTACATGAACGCCTTGATGGGTTTGCCCACCAGCACTGCCATGTTCTCGCTGACCGGATCAGAGGGTTTGATGTCGTCCTTGGTCGGGACAAGCTTGTCGGCGTTCTTGATGCCCAGCACCTCGATCATCTGACGATGCAGCTGAGGGAGGTCGTATATTTGCGGCGCGTTCTGGGCCATCTGCAGTACCGCTTGATACTGCACTACCCGCTGCGCCATGGTGCTGCTGTTGGGGTCGCTGACCGGGATGACCTCGACCATCGCATAGTCTGCTTGCCTCGCACGTGGCTCACCACGCTCAGGCACATAGAGGTACTCAGTCGGGGCATACTCGGCAATGATAGCGCGCAAGAGTTTGAACTCCTGCTTCATCGCGTAGTGCACACGGGCTTGTACCGCGGCCATCGGCTTCAGTGTGCGTTCCAGCAGGGCGAGTGTGGTCCCCACTGGCGCGTTGGCGCTCATATCACTGATTTTCATATCGCTGATGGCGCCGAGCCTGCGACCTTCCTCGGTGATCTGGTTCAACAACGCCAGCAGGGTCTGGCTAGGCTCCTTGTACGGCAGCGTCATGATGTTGTCTTTGATACTGCCGCTGGCCACGTCCACGTCGCGGAACTCACCCGGCGGGATGGGCGTGTCGTCACCTTTGATGCGCAAGCCACGAGTTTTGAGCCCACCGGGCAAGTTAGCCAGCGTACCAGCGTCAACTAATTGACGGATCAGCGAAGTGCCTGCGCGGGCGTAGCCACCCACGATATGGATCAGACCAAGACCATAGAAGCCAAACCCCGGCACGTACACGTAGTGCACGAAATACTGGCGTTTCAACATCAACGGGTCGTCCGGGCTCCAGTTACGGCGTATCGCCATCACCTTGCTTGTACCGCGGTCGATCGTCACCACGTAGGGCTTGGCGATCTCGTCGTCTTCTTCCTCATCCAAGCCTTCTATCACCAGCTCAGCATGCACCTCGTACAAGGTATAGCGGTCGTCGTCGGTCAGGGTGTACCCACCCTCCTCTGCCTTCTTCTCCTCAATGTCGGAGTGGTAAGGCACCGGCTCGCCAAGGTCCACGTCGATGTAGAAGCCCGACTGCTGCAGCTTCTTGATCTCGTTCTTGGTCTTGCGCATCACGTGGGTCACACGTTCTGCAGTCTCAATGTGGGACGCACCGTAAGGCACGATCACGTCTTCAGGAGGGATGAACACTGCCACTTGGCGCCCCATGGCAGGGTCGTAGTAGATTTTCTTGAACGCCGAACCCGCAAGGCCGAGGGTGTACAGCATGCGCTCGTGCTCGGGGCGGTACTCCACCATGACATCGGTGAGCTCGTAGTTCATATCACCCTTGACTCGGAGCGCTGCATCCTCCGTCTCCCGGGTAACTTCGCCCAGAATCTTGGTCTTGACCGGGCCTGCCGCGGGGAACGTCTCACTCATGGTCTCAGCTTGGAAGCGAATAGCCGCCTCAGCCAACACGGTGCTGTACACACCACACGCACCCTGCCACGGATCACTACGCTCCTCATACCGGAAGCCCAGCACCTCGAGACCCTTGACGAATGTATCCGCCCAGTCCTTACGGCTGTTGCGGTCAGCGTCGATCAGTCCGATCAGGTCGGAAGCCAAGCTACTCATCACACCTTCGTCGAGGTACTCAGCGAGGTTGGCATCGAACGGCGCACCAGCGGCCTCATCCGACTCAAGCTCCGGCATTATCGTGATCTCCACGCTACCGTCAGCCAACGTGACCATCTCGGGGTTCACGATATCAATTTCGAGCGCCTCACCGGGCTCGCTTTCCAACCCCATCGGGGCGGCGTACAGACCTTTTTCGATTGCCATTTTTACTCCGCCTCTCCCCAC